GCTTGCGTGCTTACATGCTGGTCAAATCGACTGGCATCAACACCAATGGCAACAGGGTTGAAGAACTTATCCCATTTTTGCTTGATCAACTTACCACGTTGGAATGCATTCATACCTTTACAGATAGTTTTGCTTCCGAAGAGTGAGTCAATATGCTTGTACAATTTCTTCTCAATCCGTTTGATGTACGGACCTAGCGTCACATGGTACCTAGGGTCCCGAGGATTGATACCTCTAGGTACAGGGTCAGGTTTCTCAGTGAGATTCATTTTTTCAACCTTAATAAAGTATTTTAAATGTGAATCTTTAACACAGAGAGAACGTTGGTCAAGAGATTTAAAAGCATTTTCATAGACTGTGCGCTTACGGCCTTCATAGGCTCCAAGGAAGCTCTCCTTGGCTAATGGGGCGGCAGGTCGCACAGCACTAAACAAAATATCTTTATATTTCTTGAGGCGTTGGTCAAAAGCTCCAGGTAAAGGACTTGGAGGGAACATGAAGTCCCCATCCTTATCCTTTACAAAGAACATTCGCTCCAAAAGACCCCTTTGACAAGTGACAATAGTATTGGAATAGACATTGTACTCAACGTTAGGTGAGATGCCGTTAAGTTGATAAATGTACTTCTGTCTAGCTCGAGATCCGGTCTCCACTACGTTCAAATCGCATAACTCTGCCTTATCTTTATTCCTTAAATAGACAATGCTATTAAGTACTTTAGATGGTCGGCAGTGTAATGCACGTAGCTTGACCAGACCCCCTCAAGCCTTTGAGGGAGTCCTCATACCACCCATACCATATCTAATCATACCAGATATGGTGCGTGGTAAGGAGAACCAACGGGTGTTGGACTCAACCAATCTTTGTTGATATTCGAGTGAGGCTTCAAATTGATCAGCTTTAATCTCATCCCTAGTCTTAACAAAAGATAGCTTGAGTGCATATGGCATAACTTTGGAAATATCTTTCCTACGCATGTTACGCTTTCTGCATTCGTCACGGAGTATATGTTGCACAACCAGAATGTTTGCTTCCGAGTAGACTGGGTTGTGTAGCTCAATCCTAACGGCGCGAGCTAATGCGCCGGCTAACCTTGGTATATTGGCCGCATCTCTGTTCTGACTCAGACTCTTTGAGTCTATTGGAAGCTCGTCTAAATCATCATAAGTATCATGATGTTTA